AGTGACGATTCCGAATCCCAGTGGTGGAGAGGAACAAGAGGGCGCTGACCCATCGTTTCAGTCACCGTTTCCGATAACAGGTCAGCCCAGCCCTACCTTTGAGGATGTTGCATCTCTCGGCATCCTTGACCCGTCGACAGACATGCGGGTATCGGAAGGTATGGATAGAGCAGCCCAAACGATGCCTGAATCGTTTGAAGGCGGTGCACCTTTTGCTGAGCGCATAAAAGCACACGATAGCATCGTGCACATGGGTTCGCAGTGGCTTCACCAACAGATACGACCACCAAGCCGAGAACATCAGGGTACAGAAGTCGAGCATTTCTTTGAAGACCACTACCACAGCCCTGACTTCAATCCGCTTTGGGGTGACCATGACGAAGGCGATGAAGACTCGCATCCTGAGTTCAGTAACGTGTTGGAGCGTTATTTTCTTGACAATGTTCTCGACCCTGAGGTCGAAAGTGTAGCACAAGAGCATGACAGAAAAGAGGAGGCTCACTATCGACATCACGGAGATACTGCACTGTACTCACCTTCCATGTACGGTAAGGAACGGGTATCTAATCATGCAATATACGAGATGAATTTCGCCAACTGGGAAGGAAGCCCTGCGGGTATAAAGGCACTCAAAGAAGAGATATTGTTGGGCCGTGAAGGTAATGACCTTGACGAAGCCATGCGAAGACGACACATGGATGAAGCGAAAAACACGTGGAAAGATTTTGACACAAAAGGCGAAGGAACAGACCGCACTGTCGGGCTTGGTGAATTGGATTACTACTTTGGGTTGGAATGGCTCAGTCCTAAAGACAAGATTGCGTTCTATGAACACATGATGGAACACGGCTCGATGAAGAAGGACAAGGCGTCTGTTTTCTTACCTGACTTGGGCATGAAAGTACCTATGGGTCGTTTCGTAGCGAACTTTCATCAGCGCTATGCTCCAGTCCACGCACACCACACACGTGACGTGGACGCTACAGGTGAACCCGGACTGGGTCGTCTTTACACTCCTCCACAGGATAACATCAATCCCGCTGAGATGTACAAAGACCTCAAAGGTACAGAATTGTTTCAGCGACTGAAAGATTTCTACGAGAGCATCACAGGTCAAAAGTTGAAGCATTTAGCGAAAGTCAAGAACGGTCAACTGGTGCCAAGTGATACCCCCGAAATCACACCGAACGACTTGTTTGCAATGGCAAACATGGGTCGTGCAGGTCAGAAACTTATGCGGTATGATGACCCGTACTATTCACTCAACCGAGGTGACCCTCGTACGATTGCTTTACTTGATTCGTTGGAGGGCATCGACGAACTTGTCAAAGACTTCGTAGGTGTTCACAGGGACGCTACAAAACTGAAAGGTAACGGTCGTCGACTACGAAACGCCATTCAATTTTTCACACAGCCGTTTCTCGCTATCGAAGGTAAGAACGCACACCCTGAGTCGTACATGGGCGGTAAGCAAGAATCACTCAGCCATCACTTCTCGACACCGTTTTTAGGGAGAGGCGGACTTGGTAAGACGCATGCAACCCGTTTGAACACCATGCACGCAGCGCACCGCTTTTCACCCGAAGAAGGAGACGCTATGTCGTTTTTGACGACTGGTGAGCGTTCACGCATAGGCGGTGACATTGTTGGAGTAGGTGATGCAGGGGCGTTTCGCCCCGAACTGATTGGTCTTGCCGATGCTGTTGAAAACGTAATGGCACCATTCGGTCCGCCTGAATCGGAACTGGAAGCGGTCAAGCGTTTTCGTAAAACCGAGAAGGGGCTGTATGAAGCCAAGCAGGTTGCTGAAATCAGCCCCAGCACGGGTCTGACTGCTCAGTTGAATCCGCACAACCTCAAGCGTACTGTAGGTCTAATTTCGGGTGCTAAGGTCAACAGTACACGACACGACACAACAACTTCTCCGAAGTATTACAATCAACTGATGGAATCCAAGCATAAGGCTACGAAGGATAAAATGACTGAGGCTATGATAAACGCTGTTGCAGAAGGCTATGAGCATGTCAACACCATCGGCTCACGCAATGCATTCGGACCAAAATCGACTGAGACAGGAGTGATGCGTCGTGACCAAGATGCTGCTTTGCACCACCATCAGTTGTCTGCAATGATTGGCGCGATACATCCACCTGCCAACCCTTCGTTCCAAAAAGATGTTCATCATCCTCATAGCATTCACCCTGATACAGAGATGGCTGCGGACCGTNACGAACTCGGAATGTTGCAGGGGATTACGCAAGATGAATATGATAACGATTTGAAACAACTTCAAGCGCTACGCGAGAACGCACACGAGAAGCGCATGTTTCTTAGCAGTCTGAGAAGCAATCCGCCAAAGCCACCCGCTGAAATTGGTATGAATGAAGAATCGATGGCGTGGTACTTAGCCTCTCAAGAACACGAAAAGAGAATCAAGGACGCCGAACGAGAAGCAGCGTTGGCCGAGGGTAAGGTCAATGCACACGTGAATACGTTTAGGCCAAGGATGTTAGAATATAGCGAGGCCGAAGATGAACTCAACGCACTTATCGAACAACAAGCACGTGGTATGCCTGTATCAGAAGACGAAATCAACGAAGCGCACGAGCGCTTGGAGGCTATCGAACAGGAACACTATTCTCCAGTCAAGGGAAGACATCAAAGACACTTGAGCGACAAGGGAAGAACACTACAAAGCAAGGTACGAAGTCATATCAATGCAATAGAGAACGTAGCCAAGCAAGTGCTGGCTGAGGCTGAACAACAGGGTTTTGATTTGTTTTCCATGGCACCGCCTGATACCGTCATGGCGTGGGCCATGAAGACAGCAAACGACATTCTTGCTACTCAAGACCAAGATTTTCACGGACAAGAAGCATTGTCAGCGGGAGTGGTGCGTGAGAAAACGCACGCAAGGCACGACGCTGTGCAAGACCAAGTCAAAGCCTTCATGGACACTGATGATGCTCACGAAATCGGACCAAACGAAAACGTAGACAAGGCTACAGAAAGAGTGTTTGGCGAAGAAGCATCACCCTATCAGCGAAGGATGATTCAAAAAATCGTAACTCAGGCCAGCAAGCAAGGTACGCCTATACGAATTGCTACAGTGCGAGACCTCATAGCAAGTTTGCCAATGGGAGTTTCAGATACATTAGTGGACGATTTTCACGGACTTCTTGACTATCCTCACGACAGGGAGGGTAATTTTGATTTGGGAACGACACGCGCACATCCTTCTCGTCGAAGAACAGGAGCAAACAGTTTGAAAAACCATCCTGACATGCTTGCGGCTACGTCAGTATCACGTATGTTTGAGACATTGTCAGACCGAGGTTTGAACATTGAGGTACCGAGTCAACAGAACAAACGTCAACTTGACGCGCATTATACTGGCAAAAATGTTAGTCACGTTCTACAGGGAAGGGAGTTGACGGACGAAAAGAAAATGCACAAATTGACCAACTTACTTCATGGNATTGTTGTTGACGACGGCTCAGTTGAATATGACCCATTCCACGAGGCCGCTAAAACAAAATTTGAACTCACGTCAAAACCAATTGGTTTTGCATCACGACCTGACACAGAAACATCCATCATGTCAATTTACAACTCAGATGGCCTACGCTCTCACAAAGGGCACATGCATGATGTGCCGTTCCGCATGGACATAAGAGATGGTCGCATGACGTTCAAACAACGACGAACTCCAAAGAAAATGCGATTGGTCACGCCCATGATGGGTTCGGTAACGAAGGTGTTGCCTCAACAATATCATGGTCATTTTGGTGCACATAACGATGACCGTGCTGTTCAACGACAGCCGAACGCTACACGCTCAAACCAAGCCCAAACGACTTTGAGTGACAACCTACTGGACATATCGACGAAGATGGACGGACCTGCATTGTTGGCTTCCCTGACCAACCCTGATTATATCCGCAAGGATATGCCTGAGGGCTTGCCGTCGCTGCAACCGATGCACCGTATCTTTGATGTCGATGACCTTGAACACCTGCGTGGGTTCACAGGCGACTGGGTCGTTAGCGACTATCCTGAGGGCGAGCGAATGTTCGTCACCAAGAAGGACGACGATGTCGAAAGTAAGGGTTCACTTACTGACGAAGAGAAGAAAGCGTTCAAGCAGGTATCTGACAAGGACTTCTTGGTTGACGTTATACGACGTGAGAGTGGACTGTACATCTTTGAGGTCATCGAGTTCGATGGCAAGGAGGTTCACGACATACCGATTCAAGACCGCATCAAGTTGTTGCGTGGTGCGCTACAAAGCGTCGAGGGTGTCGAAGCCCCAAGCGCATCCGACACCAAGTTGACCGACGATGTCGGACTGGCTGACGCCATCAAGAACATCGAGAGCGACCGTATCTTGTTGCGTGATGCAAAGTCCACGTACATGAAAGGCGAAGCACGCCATCCCAAGTGGGTCATGTATCAGAAAGGCAACGACGTCACACTCATGGTGCTTGAGCGACGAGGCCAGTCACCGTACACGTATCGACTCGGCACAGGTCCAATCATACATGGTGAGGACTTGGGCGACCGTGCAGTCAAGATTGACGATGACATTTACATGGACATCGGTGCATCGTTCAATGCTCCTGAGAAGTATGAGGTCGGTGACTACGTCAAGGTCAACGTCACAAGCGTGACAGAAGGTGAAGCATCTGAGAACCAAAAGGTGTACACCGTTCACGCACCACGCATCGAGGGTGAGGCTGAGGGTGAACCACTGGTCAGCACAGAGAGCCTTGCTATGTTAGCAAAGGCTGACATGACCCAAAGTCCACTCAACATCTATAGAAGCGACCGTCACATTCGTGTATCGTTTGAAGCAGGCGATGTTCTGTACAAGGCGACTACACGTGGTCAGTATTGGACTGTACACACGCCCGTAGCCGACAATGACTATCTGATTCGTTTGTCTGAAAGCCAACGACCGTTTTGGTCACCTGTGGCTGGTGTGATGCTCAAGGGCGACTTTTCTATAGAAGAACGAGAGGACAAGGCTGAGGTTCACGAAAGCAAGGGTGACGCTAAGCCTCTCATCCCACCTAAGAAAATTCATGGCACTGGGACGTGGGACAAAGAAAAGAACAAGGTCATGAAGAAGGGTGTTGAACTTCTTGAGCGACTGTTGGCGAAAAGTGGTGTAGGTCAAGTGGGTATGAGCGCATCCGGTCCCAAAGGACTCGGTATAGACTACGGTACACCTATCCAATCACCAACAGGTCCAACCAATCCTGATGATGCAAAAACCATGCCTGACTACGACGTGCGTGATATTGAGCGTGACAGGAAGGATGAAGAAGAAGAATCGAAGGACGTCGACGAAGTTGATAGTAAGTTGGAACTTACAGAAGATAAGGCTGTCTACCATATCTGATTATATAGAATGACAGATGTAAGGACTACAATGGTCATGGCATCGCCACTACAATCCGCCCGATTTGAAGGCGGTGGCACTATATCGCTCCTCAAGAGCGACAATGGCCTTGTTATTGCAGGCTATGCAAGCGTCGAAATGGTCGACAAACAAGGTGACCTTATCACTACAGGTGCACTCAAGGGTGCATTTGACAACTTCATGAAGGCGGACGGATTCCGCAACGTACAACTCGCACACTCCAACATCCAAGTTGGAGAAGTTATTCCACAGTACACTGACAGCAGTGGTCGACTGTGGAAGTCCGGTGTTGATGACGCTGGACTCTTCGTTGTCATCCAAGTACGTGATGACATCGAAAAGGCTCGTGAAGTAGCCAATGAAATTCGCAAAGGTGCCCTTAGGGGTTTCAGTATCGGTGGACAAGCATTCAAGCGAATGCGAAAGGCCGACTCGGAACACGGTGATTACACCGAGATTTCCAAACTGGAACTTCACGAAGTCACCATTTGTGAAAAAGGTATAAACCCGGAGGCGACATTCCGTATATTGAAGGAGGACACAACAATGACTGAAAGTACAGACATGAACACAATGAGCGAACTGTCGTCCGTCTTGGACCGCATCAACACCCGCCTCGACGTTATGGAGAAAGGTGAAATGCCCGAAGGCTTGAAAGAGCACATGAAGGATAAGAAAGACGACAAGGATGAAGACAAAGGCAAAGAAATGGCTGATGAAGACAAAGACGAAAAGATGTACGGCGCCGAGCACAAAGGCGAAATGGAAAAATCCGAGTACTCTGATGTCATCACCCAAGACTACTTGCACTGGATGGAAAACACCTTGAAGTCGGGTGGCGTCGATATTGCAGGCGCTCGTGCACACTTTGATGCACTTGAGAAGGCACAACTCGGTGGCTTCGACAACCCATCTTCCATTGACGGTGCTGACTACTTTGCAGGCCAAGTACGTGGCCGAGCACAAGAAGGCGGCAACCCATCCACTGGCGCAATTGGCAAACTCAACAGCGGCTCCAAGGCTGATGTTGCAAAGGGCTACTTGCACCCTGAGGACCTTTCCCCTGCTGACCTTGAACAAGCATACGCTGCTTACAAGGCTGCTTCCATCGAAAAGCAACTCAAGGGAACTCTCAGCGAAGTCTTCGCNGACCGACTCGCNAAGGAACAGCGCAGTGAGGCTGAAAGCCGACAAGCACANGCATTCGATGCTCGTGCTCCACTCGCATCAATCGAAAAGGCAGTCGCTGCTCTAAGCGACCGAATCGATAACCTTGCATCAGGTGCAACTGGAACAACCATCCAAAAGTCCGCACCTGTTTCTAACGTTGAAATTCCATCCACTATGGATATGGCAAACATGTCTTGGGATGAGGTACACCGCCTCGCAGGGAGTGTATTTAACAACTGAATGGAGTGATGAAGAATGGCAAGAAACTANCTANGAACANTAACCGACATGGAACGCTACTACTATGGTGCAGGCTCAAACATGGGCTTCCACTACTCAGGCAGCGAACTTTTGAAAGCAGACGCACCACTATTGTCCACAACTGCTGGTACATACCAAGCAATCTACGGACGAAAGGTTTGGAGCCAGTTGAACCAAGAGTTCAACGCATTCTCCATCCTTCCTAAGAAGCCTTGGGACCGAAGTGGATGGCGTGTCGTAACCGCACGACCTGATTCCGCTAAGGGCGGAGGTATTGCGGAGAACGGTACACTACCGGAAACCACCAAACCAACCTTCCAGCACATTGCTGCAAAGCCTAAGACCATTGCACACACCTTCGACATGAGCGAAGTTGCAATCTTCCTCAACGACAAGGACGACGGTCTTGGTGACATTCGCAGTGTTCTCAAGGAAGAAATGGGTAAGCACCACGCTGAGGAAATCAACAAGATGCTCCT